CAACCGATCCTGATGTCGTAATCTTTGGAATAGATACGGTCATGCCAGCGTTAGGCAATGCGCGTGTACCGATTGCATCGATTGCGCCGCGTGCGCCGATCTGTGTGTCAACTACGGTTGATACATATTGAACCGGCTTAAATGCTGGGTTGGTTGTAAAGGAATCGTCCGCAGCTGTTAGATGCTTTGCATCCTCGGCCTTGGCGTGTGCGATCCATTCTGCACTTTCATGGTTTCCGCGTTGAGCCTTGATTGAGTGCTCTAGGAAATGTGCTTGGGTCTTGATTGGTGAACGTGGCTTTGTGTATGCCACTGGTGCGGCGGCGTGAACAACCGCGGCTGCGGTCACTTCATCTGCCACTGGTGCGGTTGTTTCTTCCACTGTGATCTCCTGTGGTTGTTCCTCGGCAGGTTGTTCCGCCTCGGTGGTTTCTGGGTTTTCCTCATCGGCCTCGGTGGCTGCGACTTGGGAAATTTGTGCATCCTTAAATGCTGGGTTTGTTACATGGGCAACGGCTTCAAGTTTTGCAGCTGATACGACCATCACGCCTTTTTCGATGGTGTACTCACCGACATTAGCTTCAATGCTAAATGCCGGGCGCAACCCCTCGGATGCTTCGACTAGCGCATCATTGCCAGCACCCGTTGGCGCGATCTTAAATGCCATCGAGATACCAGCTGGGCTGACTTCCTCGCTGCCAGCAATACCGCGACCCAATGGGCGTGTGCGGTCATGCTCCATGTTCAAAACAATTTGGCTTGGGTCAATTTCGCCAAACGCGCCAAACTCAAAACGCACTGGGCCAGCTGATGTGTTGCCAACTTTGGCAAACGGTACGACGAGGCCTTTAATGGTTCGGGTTTCAATGTTGGCGGCCAATACTTGGCCCTCAAAACTAAGTTGCATTTTCATTTCCTCTCGGTGCTAAATCCATTTCCTCACGTGCTTCCTCAACGTCAATCAAGCCGTATTCAAGCATCTTGCCCAAGACTTCAATCTGCTCTAATGGGTTGCCGCGCAAGTAATCGTCTAAATCAAACTTAACAACTTGGCCACGCGGCGTTAGGTCGTTCATGCTTAATCGATCAGCGATGCAACACATGAACGGTTTAAGGCTAAAGTCAACAAGGGATCTGCGTTCTTGGCTTACGTTTGAATAAGTCGCGCTGGCTGATTCGGCGTTGATGTACCAGGCAGGGATGTTGCACATCCGAGCGATTTCAGCCGCGGTGTTTAGCCTGGACTCGGTGAGCTGCATTTGTCCGGCATCGTAGCCAAAGGTCGTAACATCTAACGGGCCTGATAGGTAAGCGGTTGAGCGTGTGGCGCGGGCTTGCTTCCATTGCGCCAATAGGCTTGATACCTGCTCTGGCGGTAAATCTACGCCACTATTCTTAATGACCATTGTTGGGTTTGGCTCGCTGGCCATGCGCTGTACGGCTTCCTCTAGCTTTAAGGCTGTGGAAATAGTGCGGCCACCTCGGTTAAGTATGCCCTCGTCAATACCGCTGAACATAATTAATGAGCCAACGCCAGTGCTAGGGCACAAGTTTCCGTCAAGGTAAAAACCGTTTAAGATCTCATCGGTTTGTAAATCGGTAGTGAAGGTAACTCGGGTTGGGTCAATTCGCCTGGCTTGGGTTGGTCTGCCATTTTCTGGGTCTAAAGCCAAGACCAACCAATAAGCTGTGCCCCTAAATAGTATGTCCTCTACGGTCCAGCACATTGTCACAATGCGCGGCAACGCTGGATCAGGTTGCTTTAGTAAGGTTGACCCCTCGACTTTCGCGCCTGTAATTTCGTTGTATGAATGTAGGCCTAGTTCGCTAATTGTGCCGGCAATAATGTTGCGCGCTCTGGCAACCGCTGGCACTTGCATTGCATCATTGCGGTTAATGCCAAAGAATTGGAACGGGCTAAAGTTGTCTTGGTAATACGGGATTGACACCTGCGCCTTGGCTTGTACTTGTGGCTTATCAGTATTTGTGCCCAGCAAAAAATCTATAAATCCCATTTTGCCATTACACCATAGTAAATTACATCCGTGTAATTTTGTCCGCCTTTGTCCGCCTTACGAGCGTGTTGTCCTATGCACTAATGATAGTCACACCTTGACCAGGTAATGTCGCATGACCCACCGCCATCACCAAAGCAACTGCCGCCGAGATCGGTACTTGGGCGGCACGCCTAGCAATACGCCAACCGCCATCGGATGCCGGGCGGCGAGCGCAGCTCACAAGATGGCTATGCAATGTCGCCTGACCTGGATGAATAAGTTGACCATGTTGCATGGCGTTCAATGTTTGGTCACACATAATCGCAAACCCTGCACCAGCCCAAGGTGTTGCCTCTGTTCGTAGGTAAGCCTGGGCAAGTCTTGGCGCAATGTAGCCAGCAGTATTGGGATCATATGCCAGTACCCTTGGTGGGAATCGTCTGGCGATTGCTGCTATTTCGCCAACAAGTTCAAGGTCATTTATACCGCCCTCTTTGCGCCACTCATGCAAAAATACTCCAAGTCCATCGGCCCTTTGCTGAACTGTAACAAGACAAGCCAACTCTCTATTAAAGTTAAGGTCTAGGGCCATCCATGTTGGCAACCCATCCTCTAAGGCAATCTCTCGCTCGCTATCGTTCCACACCTGCATTGGCCAAGGCGAGTCGATAGCATCCACCCACATACACAGGGTTTCCGTTTTAAAGGCATCGGGTGAGTCAAAGGTCGCAGCATCTTTGATGTTTTGGATGTTGATCGTGTACCCCAAGGCAGGGTTGGCCATTTTCCACGCCTCTACATCGTCAACCGATGACCCGGCAGGTGCGCTGTATTCGTAGTACCCCATGCGATCACTTGTAAATGTTAGGGCGCGGCGGCGTTGTTCGTTTAGCACATTGCTAGTCAAGTCACCTGCGTTGGATGTCCAAAACACTTGGGCATTGGGTCTGGCTCGGGTAATTGGGGTAACGGCGGCCCAGGTGGCTTCGTCAATTTCGCGCAATTCGTCAACATAAAGCAAGTCAGCTGATGAGCCACGCGGGCCCTCACTGGTCGCAGCTCTAATTGAGTACTTTCTAATGCGCTCACACTTGCCATCGCATGACTTGGGGTAATGGTGGCAATAAACTTCTAATTCCTCTTGGCCGTTAGTTCGGGAAACTCGCTTGATCCTCTTTCGCATCCAGTCCAGGCTTTCGGCCATGTCGACTGTTTGCTTGAAAGTGTCCAACGATAGTTGCCTTGTCTGTGACATAGCGATGGCGTTTTTTTCGCCAAAGATGTACAGGCCAGCAAGGATACGCATCCGCATCATGTGAGTCTTTCCACATTGCCGGGCAACTAGCACCCCTACCTGGCTACGCGCCCAAGTGCCATCGGGCATTATTTGCAGGGCATCATTCAAAACATAATTTTGCCAAGGCAATAACGGCGTGCCTAATTCATCAGCTAGTGCCGCCACCACTGGCCCTGCGCTGGGCAGGTTTAGGCTTGGGCTTTCGATCCTTGGCTTCGAGTAGCCGTAGATAACTTCCGACATGGTTTGTCCCATCATTTTCCTCGCCCTGTTTTCCTGCTGTTCGTGTTTCGACTGTTAAGTGCAGCTGCTGCAATACGTTCAAGTATTTAGCGGCCAAAGGTGTTGCCTCTTTAAGATCACCCATGTCAAAGGCAGTGTCAAGTGCCAGGGCGATCCGCCTGGCTAATGTCATCGCCGCAACATCGGTTGGGGCTAACCAATTTGCTACCGAGAGTGCCGAGTTCAACGATAGGTAGATGCCCATTGGTTTATCCTCTGGCGGTTCTGGTTTGTTTTGGGTCATGACCTAGGCCTTTCGGTTGTGGGTGGATCAAATCTGACCAATCGGGGAGAAATAAGAGAAAGGGAGTCTGTGGGTGGCACTTTGTCAGAAAAAACGCGTCTATGGGCTTCTGTAGGCGTTTTTCGCGTGCTGTTGAATTGTCTGGTCTTTTGTTTGTGACATTCTTTGCACAATGGTTGCACGTTATCTATGCTGTTCGTTCCACCTGCTGCAAGTTCGATGATGTGATCCACTTCCGTTGCTCGGTCACCACACATCAGGCATGACTTGCCCCATACTCGAAAGCACGCAGCTCGTAGGTTGCGCCATTGCGTGGTAGTTCCCTGACTATGCGCTCTGCTCATCATGCCTCACTATGTTGTACGCATCCATTAGCCCTCGTTCGTATCTGTGATCACTGGGGTGTATGTCCATGATCATGTCAGTAAGCCTGTCTATTCGTGCCATCCATGTTGCTTCAATGATGCTGGCTAATTCCTTTGCATCCTTGACTTGTTGTTGTAGCTGCGTGTGGTCTTTCCTAAGGTACTCAACCATTGCAACGTATTCCAATAGTTCATCCTGCTTCACCTGCACCCATCTGGTCATGTTGTTTAGCGTAACCCAAACTTGCCACCCG